TCCCCTTCCCATGTCATTGAATACAATGTAGCTGGGGCAGGGTGGGAGGATTTAAGTGTTAAAGTTAAGTTCTTATTCTTTTCATATGTTGGTACAGTTTGGGTTATCTGATCATTAATACCAACTTTGTTAGCACTATAAACATCAGCTAAAGGTGGTTCCCAAGTTTCAGTGTATTGTGGTTTACCTACTCTATCTAAGACAGTAGTATACATACCACTTGCACCAAAGTTAAATTTAACTCTATGAATAACTAAAGATCCATTTGTTTGAGAAACAGTATTATCACCTGTTGTTTGAGTTGTATAGATAGTAGGAAATTCTACTTCCATATCAAAGAGATATCCAAGTATTAAATCATGACCGGTCCAGTCACCATCCCAAGCTACCATATATTTACCATCACTGTCTGGTCCTTGATATATAGTCTCAGTATAACTACCTATAAGATCTGAATCTTGAGCTTCTGTAGTAGGATCAGAATTAGGTAAGGTAGTATCAGCTTGATGACAATAAATAACTAATTTTCTATATTTATCATCACTTGATTGACGAGGTATATTAAAACCCTCAGGTAAGAATATCTTAGATCTACCATCACTAGCATACATTACGTCAGCAGCTGGTATAATCTTACTATTATCTAAATGAATTCTATATGTAATATCATCAGTTGTATCAACTGTATCTTGATCATCTGTAATAGCTAATGTTTCTGTATCCATTTTAATTGGAATACGTTGCATTGTATCTTTACCAGAGTCCCTGATTACAATATATAAAGAATCATCTAAGACACAGTGATGTTGTATTGATCCACTGAAATTCCATTTAAACCAAGCTTGTTGTAAACGCTTCTCACTAGTTGCATAATAACTAAATCCATATAATATATTCTTATCTTTTTCACTAAAGAATATAATAGAGTTTTCCCTAGAATTAGAAATCTTATTCAAATTTTTGTCAAATAATTTACTGACAACTTTTGTTTGATCAATAACTATAGGTTCACCTTCACGTAATATCTGTGCCATTTCCCAGAAACGTGAATATCTACCAGCATTATCTAAGAAACCAATTGTAGTACCAAGGGAGATTGGATTAGTATTATGATTAAAATTATAAGATGCTATAGTATTTAACTTAGCAGTTTGTGGGCTAAGTACATCACTATCTGTAGTTAATAGGAACTGAGTAGTTTTGGTAAATAAAACTAAACCAGAGTTTGTATGAATCCCATCATAGATATCTGCAGGGAATTCAGAACTACATGATATATCTATATTATCTGTAGCTGTATATGTGATCGAAGATTTTGGCCAAAAATTAAAGAAGTCTCCAGGTTGAGATAAGATAACATCTTCTTCACTAAGCATGACTAATCTGTTTCTCCAGAATATCATCTTATTGATGAATCTATCTTTAGTTACGTCATCATCATCTGTACCAGATACTGTTGAAATAAAACTAGGTTTAGGTACTGTTGTAGTATTACCTACTAAACAATCTTCCCATGCTACTTGTTTAAGATCAAAGTAAACTTTATTAGTAGAACCATTATATTGCCTAATTAATTGTACAGGCATTTTAGCTGGATCAAATGATAATAGCCGTCCAGGTGCAGGGCATTCTTCCCAACTACCTTTACCATCTCTACCATTTTGTCCTTCAAATTGTAGGTAATAGTCATCTTCATTAGCCTCACTATTTTTGACCTTAACTACAAAACCATGTTTACATTGCCCAGGTAAATCATCTATAGTTTGAATTTCACTAGTAACAACATTCAATAGTTCATCATCAATAGCTGTTACATTGAATGCAGCTGCATCAGTTATGTATAAACCACTACCAATTATCCGTACATCTGAAGATGCATTATACCAATTACTATTTACAGTTCTCGGTAATGAGCCATCTGCATTAGCTTTTTTAGCATTCAGTATCTCATACTGTATATCACCTAAGATTAACTCAGCTGTAGTAGTTGTATCAGTATCAAATGGTGTAGGTTGTGGTCGAATTAAACCAAGGTTAGCTTGTACTTGAGCTGTACTTACTTCAGTAATATTGATTTGATATAAACCATCCTTCATCCAGACATAGAAATAATCATTCTGTAACCAACCACTACCACCATATAATACATCATGAGTAGTTGTATAACGAGCTTGATATGTTACATTAGATCCTGAGCCTGTAGGTATAGCCTGAGATATATTTGTTATTTGGAAGTATAAATCTTTTTTAGAATCTACTGTTGTATCACCTTTATTATAGGTACAAGTTTGTCTATTTGTAGTTGCTCCACCGCCTGGGTGATCAGTTATTTGAAATCTAGTATTATTCCCTGGATTAACTGTAACTGAATATTGACCATCTACTTCACTACTTCCTCCAAAGTTTAAATCTACAATATCACCTGTTGAGAGTCCATGTTGATATACATTAACATAAAAATCTGTACCATCTCTATGATATGAAGGTCCGTAAGTTAAAGTTTGGGCACTATTACCAGCACCTGATATGTTAAGAGCAGTACCACTATTTGCATTAGCTTCAGTACTAGCTAATTTAATAGTATTATCATCTATTTTAATAACAAAGAAATGATCAGCTTCATTAACATTAGCACCATCTACTTGTAACATTGGTGAGGCTGTTGTATCATCATACAGCACAGGATCACCTGTTACCCTACCATGATTTGCAATGGTTATAGTATCAGCACCTGTATCTATATCCCCAGTTGCTATTGTATATTGTTTAGAATTTGTGATAGAATTGCCTGTATTAAATACAGCAACTGTATAATCATGTGCTCCTGATAAACCTTCATCTTTTAATGAAATACCACTACCTACAGAGAAAATGTCTGTTGCAGTATTCGGTGCTAAAGAATCTTCACCTGAACCTGCATTAGAAGTACACCTATTTGCAGAATTACGTGCTTGCCATTCTCTAGCAATACGCTCAACCATAGCACCACCACCACCGCAGTAGTTATTACTAGATGCTACTAAAGCACAAGTCATCCTAGTAACTGTTGTAACAGCTTCAGTGGTATTATCGTCAAAAATATTAAGAGAATATTGTCTAGAATATGCTACTTTTTTTAATTCTATATATGCTTCATGTGGTCTAGCAGGTGATTCACTACCAGCTAACATACCTGTAGCTATAGTTCTATTAGTTAGATATGTGAAATCATTAAGAGTTAATGTTTGTATATGTTGATCGTCAGTGTGTGTTAAATAACTAGCTAAAGCACTTGCAGTAGCACCATCAGGAGTAACATCTAAAGATTCTCCTGCACTATGTCTTTTAACACCACTAACATAAATATCTGAACAACACCACATTTTCACAGCACCAGTACGACTAACTTGACCTATATACTGTTCGTTTTCATCTCTATAATAATGAAACCATCTACCATTAGCTGTTGAGTTTAAAGCAGTCGTAGTATTATCACTTAAAGAAGCTACTAATTCAGCTCCTGGTCTCTTCTGTAGACCTTCAGTTACATCAGGTAAAACATTTATAGCATCAACAACTTGACCTGGTAATTTCTTTTGATCAGGTTGTTGAGATATGCCTCCTGTATAACTATTTATTGTTTGGGTTACACTTGCCATTAGCGTCTCAGTGAAAGATAAGGTCTAAAGGATCTATATCTAGTTCCATGTCCATGACCTAAGAAAGAGTGGTCAGCCATATCACATTCGTATTCCATACAAGCAGCTCTTGATTTAGCTTCATCTTGAGCTAAGAGTTGTGCAAGTTGAGGATTAGATACAAGTTGAGTAGCAGCTCTTACTGCAGCTCTATAAGTAATATATCGTTGAAAACAATTCGGTAAATCATTAAATTCATATAGAGTCACAGCATCAATATAAATATCAGTATCAAATTCATCAGTATGGTCTGCTAAATCATATAACCTACCATTTCTTACTACAACATCTTTTGATTTATCAACCAACCCATCATGAATATCATAACGTAAGGTGTTATTAGGTAAGGTGATATACTTAGTTGTATCTTCTGGAGTAAGTTTAATATGATATTCTGTATTAAAATGCCAGCCTTCATTCTGTACATCCTTGTTAACTTCTGTTAAAATATTATATATAAATGAAATCTCTGGGTTTGGATTACCAGTTAAATCTAAATTAGTAACTGGAGCCTGACCTATGCTACCCAGAATTGAGTTCACTGCGGATAGTTCGGTATCGGTGTCAATTGTCGAGGTAGCCATATAAAAATCTATAAAAAAAAGGAGGTCCGAAGACCCCCTGTATGTTGGTTAAAATTAATCTTAACCGAATGCAGCAGGTGCAGTCGCTGTACCAGCGTACAGTTCAACAGCAGCAGCTGGGTTAAGATAGTCTGCGCCCATGGCGAGACGTCCGAGGATAACATCACCCTGGTAGATGACTGATACGTCCCCGCTGGTTGTTTGTACTTGAGGTCCAATGGCTTCTACAACCCCTGCAGCCTCTCTCTGGAAGATAAGACCACATGAGTTTTCAAAGTCTGAAGTACCGTCACCGTAGTTATTAACGGTCTTAACGGCTCCAGAACCTGAAGTTTCGTCAACCATTTCAACTTCTACGAAGTCACCCTTGTTACCTGGATCAGATACACCTGGGTTAGTAGCAGAAGCTGTTCCGAACTTAGTACCGTAGCGTCCGAAGAATGGAATGTTCATTGATTTGAAGATTTTGATACCTGCAATTTCAACAACTCCGTTTCCTTTCTGACGTGCAGAACCTTGCTCGTCTCTATTGATTAGTCCACTATCACCAGTCTTCTGGATTAGCTCATAGTATTGGCGTGGGTTAAGAATACCTACACGTCCTTCTGTGCTAACTCCTTTCTCGTCTAGTGCAGCTGCAGCATCATAGAATGCATTCACTAGTAGATCAGCATCATAAGCATCAGATGCATTGGTTCCTGTTGAACCTACACGTACCTGAGTTCCACCTGGCTCGACATAATTAGTCTTAGTGATAGGTGAAGCTTTTCTTGCAGCTTTGGTTACAGCTTGGAAAATCTTTCTGTCATATTTTTCTGCTAAAGCGTAGCCGATTTTACGACTTATTTCGCCACGCAGATCGTAATGCGCAAGTGTCTCATCGAGCTCATAGACGAATGCACTGGAGATGAGTAGATCATCAACAGTAATTGTCTTCTCTGCTACTGGAGGTGCACTGTCACCATTACCTAGTATACTGTTACCTGGTGTATGATATTCAGCAGTTGTGCGTCCCGTGTAAATGAACTGTAAAGACTTACCGTTCTTGAGGGTACGCTTCATAACTAGATCCCTAGCAATTGTATTATGCTGGAATCCTTTGAATAACTCACCTGAAAACAGCTTGAGATAAAGGGCTCTTCGCTGTGTAGTATTAGCGATAGCTCCATTATCAGCACCTGGTCCTGTTAAAGCAGCAGCCAGGGCGCTATTTTGATGTGCCATTAAATTGGATAAAAATTAAATTATATACGTTCTTCAGCTGAAAATTTTTTGATCATTTTGTTGTGGTCTCTCCCACCGTCTAGACGGCTAAAGGTATCCTGCGTACAGGGCTAAAGCCAAAGCGAGATATCGGAATCGAACCGATGACAATAGCTTGGAAGGCTACAGTTTTACCGCTAAACTAATCTCGCTAGCGCAATGAGGCGCTGCTTTCTCATGATAGATTACATGAGACCATTCTATAAAGAGAATGAAGGATAGCAGCCCGAAGACCACTATCCATAGTTCATTAATTTTACTCACCGAGAAGAGCTTCTTCTAGTGATTGAGGCATATCATCATCCTCATCTACACCTGGAGGTTGCTGATCACTAGGATTAGTATCAACTCTCTCAGGTTCAGGTGAATAGGATGTTACACCTGCTCTCATAGCATTGTTCTGATGAGCCATTAGAATTTAAACTTGGCGCCTATCTTTGTACCATAGGCTGTATCAGCAGTCTCATCTGTAAGGAATGAGATCTCTCCATATACATCTAACTTCTCTGATGCTGCTACGGAACCTCCGAGCTTACCTGAGAAATCAGTTGTACCATCAGCTCCATCTGCAGCTGCGAAGGCGGGACCACCTTGAACATAGTATCCAAGTTGACCAACGTTTCCTTCATAACCTAGATGAAGATCAGTTGTTCTAGAGGTAAAGTCATTACCTGTATA